TTCCGCCAGCAAGCCGGAACTTCATCCCATGTGCGGCCGAAACAGTGTCCAAAGTCCTGCCAATGCACATAATCCCAGCAAATTACTTCGTTTTCAATATCCTCGCCTCCAGCATCTCCTGCGTCGGTGTGAGGATCGGCTTTTTTTCCAGCATTTCCTTCATCATCTTCAATATTATCGGTGATTTCTTCGCCTTCGTCAGCGACTTCTTCATTCTCATTCTCCGTCTTATCGTGAAAATGCGGCTCATATCTGGCCCACACAAGACCTCTGCCCGGCAAAAGCCTATCTGTGACTGCCTGTCTTACGGCATCCCCAAAGCTTTCAGTGATAAAATAAGTAATCGAACGCTCCAGCACCATTGAACTTATGCGGCCCAGATCGTCTTTGTCGCGAAAGCGTCTCTCAATATCAGGTTTGGGGTTTTGTCCGAACAGGGCGGGACGGGCGCTTTCAACAACAGACCAGAGAATGTTAAAGCGAGGAACTTTTTGTTCTCGGGGGCTGCGGTCGTCCTTGAACCGCCTGAGTATCTTTTTGCCCTTTTCTTCCCATTGCTTGCTTTTGCTTTCATAAAACCTTATTTCCTGCACCCACCGCTTAACCTTACGCGCTTCACCCAAAGCAGCTGCAAGGCCATCCTCATTAGCTTCGGTAGTAACGGAAGAACCCAGACTTGCCATTATATCCGTTCTCTGTAGTTTACCCCCATATTTTCAGGAAAAAACAGCTCATTCGCAGTAATTTCATGTAAAAACCTGGGTTTTTCCTTGGTCTGGTCTTTTACAATACTTGCGTATACTTGTCCAATTATTTCAAAGGCGTCGCAATAATGTGAGGACCAATCATGTTTGGGTTTTGCTTTGAATATCTTGTTATCTTCGTCATAGTCATAGTGATATTGGCGCAAAGCATTGATGCCAGATTTGCATGCATCCTTATCGAACCAAGCCATATCAAGAACCTTTCGTGCCGCAGATATGCTATTCTGTTGGCTGGTAGCGGCTACAACCCGCATCTTTATTCCAAGAGCGTGGGCCTGTTGGACGATTGATCTCCCTCCCGCAGCTAAAAGCTTGTTAACTGCATCATGCGGAACATAATGTCCGTTCTCTTTGTAAATGTAAGGCTTGGAATGAAGTACATTGCAGTAATGCTCAATGTCACACTGGCTATTTTCATAACAATCTATCAAGCGAGCTTCGTTAAACGTCCTTTGGAAGAACCAAATGCTTGTGGCGTCATCATACCCCAAATCCCATGCGGTCTCTACTGGCAGTTCTGGATCGTAAATATTCGTTGTAAGTCTTCCTTGTGCCTCGGCCCTCTCCATCCATTCACCATAAACCGCTCCAAGTACCGCACTATCAAAAGAGCAATAATATTCCTGCCTAAAGAGTGAGTTGCCAATACTCTCTCCGTGTTCAGCCGTTAATTCGCGCTTTTCTCTGGCAAGCTGCTCTGGGCTGAATACTCCAGTTTGATCGGCTGTTAGTCTTTGGCAAAACCAATCATCCGAATTTTGGGCTGATTCGAACATAGCCGCTGCATGATTGCGGCCACGCGGAGTAGTGATAAACACGGCCCATCCGTCATTCTCTGCAAAGATCGGTCTGAGATATCCCCATGATAAAGGATTAGCGATTGCCCATTCAGAGAACACCACGCCAGCCGGCGGCGAACCCACGAGACTGTTATAGTTATCCGATCCCACCACCTGCCATGTGCTACCGTTCTTGAACTTGATGAACATCTCCTGTTCATTCGTTGACTTGCGAATGTCCTCAGGAAAGGCTTCATCTATCCGTCGTTTGCCGGAATGGGGATTAACCGCATTCCAGATGGCTTTACGCGCTTGGGCGGCTTCTGGTAGCATATGCCAATACGTGGCAGCACGTGTGCAAGCGGCCACCGCAGCCCAATGCAAGGCAACCTCGTCCTTTCCGCTTCGACGATGCCATGTCGCCATAGCCCGCTTTCCGCCAGATTGAAGGTATCGCCAAAGCTCAAGTTGGTATTCTCTAGGTTTCCAATTGTAGGGGATATCGAAGGACACTCAAATTTATTTCTTCCCTAATTTTTTATTAGCCTTCGCTCTAATCTCCGCCAAAGCTCCTGCGCTTAGATTACCCTTGTTGTATTGTTGGGTTGCTCTAGCCTTTGCATTCGCTGCATGGGATTTATCGGGGATGGGATATTTACGCTCAGAGGGTAAAGCGAATGTAGACTTCTTAAGGTTATCCCGTTTCTTACTTGTTAATTTTGACATCTGGTGTCCTGAGTGTTGGGACAAGAATTCTATCTTCCCTTAACTTACTTACGATGAGACCATACGTAATCCATTAACACATCTCCTCTGCACGCTTGGTTGGATGACCACCTTTAGCTTTGCCATGCATTCCTTTGGTTGATCCCACTTCAATATATTTTCCACGATATGTTTTATCTTGAGTATTTAAAGCCCCCTTATTCCCTTTGTTCTCAACATTAAATTCTTTTTTATGGGAATTTTTAGCCATGGAAGCTCCTAGAATTTGAGGATATTGACTGTGAAAGTCTGGGAACCCCTCTTATCATCTTCCTCAAACATATTCAAGTGCTTTCCCAATAACTCAAATGACTTAAGTGCAGCGGCAGGATTAGGTTCGTGGCGCTTGGGAATAGTGTTCTCCGCTGTTATTTTCAGTCCCCTTAAAACATATTCCGCATCTAGTCCCAACTTATCCGCAATGGTTTGTTTCTTTTTATCTATATAAGCCTTTATTTGAGGCTTTATTAGCAGTTTGTACCCTTGAGCGCAGGCAGAGTTTTTATTATACCCGGCGCGGATAGCCGCCTGCGTAGCATTGCTATCAATTAGATATTCATCCGCAAATCTTTGTTGCTGGGGGGTTAACATGCCCTTTCTATAATCTTCAGGCCGGACGCTAGGCATTTAATCATCGTCCCTATGTTTAACTTTGTCTTCCAGACGCTTTTTGCGTCTTTCATCTGCCCATCTAATATCAGCAGCATTCCGCGCAATTGAAGCCTTTCTTTCCGAAGAAAGGGATTGACTTCGCGCATTTCCGCCTTTGCGGCCTATTTCCTTAAGATATTCTGTAACTTCACTCATGGGTTAGTAATATGTTATCCTTATCGAGCACGCAACAGAGAAATAAGCAATATAATTACTCTATATACCCGAATTATCACTTGACTGCTTACCGGCTTAGTATATAATAGGCATCTCAAGACAACCTCTCATGGTGCAATGAATGTTGCCAACCCAAAAAGGATGTCACACATGCGGTGAAGAGAATATTTCACCCAACATAGAGGCATTCGAGATCAGTGGAAAAATAGTTTGCGATGAGTGCGCCGACGAGATTTTCGAGGATAACAGCCAATTCGGAGCAGGAGCATGAAAATGGATATAGAAGAAAAACACGCGGCTCAGGCTTGCAGTAAGCAAGAGTCTCAGCCCGAACCAACTGAGGAACAGCGGCTAATCAAAGAGGCAATTAGGATACTCGATCTTTCGGAAGGCGCTCACCGTAGAGCAACAGCAAAAGGAAAAGAGGCATTCAAAGATGCTTGCTGGAAACTTACGCCAGAGGCGCGAGTGTTCATCGGAAGGCTGTACGACTTTGGCAAAGAGTTCCATGACACCGATGATAAAGTTTTGTCCTACTGGGAGGAAAACAAAATCAACGTGGTTGAGGCCGGGATGCACATGGTTCCGCATCTTATCCATGATCCGATGGTGGAGATTTACATCGTCAGGGCGTTGGGAATTTTACAGGCCGAAGGCGTCCTTCACAACACGGGGGTAACTAAGTCATGACAACACAAACCACCAAAACAGCGATCATCAAAACCGAATGTGTATTTCCACCTATATCTATTAGGGATTTGGACTGGGAAGCAACAAAGGACGGATACGAGCCGGGCGATCCACTGGGCCGAGGTTCAACCGAAAAACGCGCCATCAAAGACTTGGCCGAGCAGTATGCCGATAAAACCGGATGTTGTGAAACATGCGGCGAGGATGAATTTAGCCCAAACATTGAAGCCTTCGAGATCAGTGGAAAAATAGTTTGCGATGAGTGCGCCGACGAGATTTTCGAGGATAACAGCCAATTCGGAGTTGGCGCTTAACCCCAACAGCAAAAGGACACCCTATGCGTAAATTCCTCAACAAATGCCTCTGGATCACAATGCCCCCGGCATTCGCCATCGTACTGGCTTTTGCCTGTAACTGCGCCCTCAAAAGTGACGGGTTTTATATAGGCAATCCTCGCATTACCGTGGTCTATGAGTACGATCACCGTGCTTTCGATGCCGCCACGCAAGTCGCCAGCAACCGGCTTCCTGTGCCGATGAGGGGGAAGCCATGACCCAAACCACCAAAATAATGAAACTCACGAAAAAGCAAGAAGCTCGGTTTCCCGAGTTCGTGGATAAATGGATCAAGATCGGCCTTTCCACTGAACCAGCTAATCGGGAGAAGTCAGAAAAGGCTATTCGCGGTCTATATGGCTTGGCAAAACTGAAAGAACCTAAAGTTATCTGGATTCCGTGTCCTCTAAGCGGTGCAATGAGTGCCGTTCTTTATGCCTATATCCGAAATGGGAAAGTGAAACCGAAAAAAGACGCGGTTGACAACGCGGTTTACAGCGCGGTTGAAAGAGCGGTTGACAACGCGGTTTACAGCGCGGTTGAAAGAGCGGTTGACAACGCGGTTTACAGCGCGGTTGGCAGAGCGGTTAACAGCGCGGTTGACAACGCGGTTTACGGCGCGGTTGGCAGAGCGGTTGACAACGCGGTTCACGGCGCGGTTGGCAGAGCGGTTAACAGCGCGGTTGACAGCGCGGTTTACGGCGCGGTTGACAGAGCGGTTGACAACGCGGTTTACGGCGCGGTTGACAGAGCGGTTGACAGCGCGGTTTACGGCGCGGTTGGCAGAGCGGTTAGCAGCGCGGTTAGCAGCGCGGTTGGCAGAGCGGTTAGCAGCGCGGTTGGCAGCGCGGTTAACAGCGCGGTTAGCAGCGCGGTTGGCAGAGCGGGTAAATCTTTTATCTCCGGCTCTCTATGGGCCGGATATTCCGCATGGGCGGACTACTTCAGTGAAGTCCTCGGTATATCTATTGATCGTAACTATTTAGACATAACTGAGAATTGCGGATATTATTGGGTACTTGATGATGTGTGTTTTGCTTCCGAACGACCTACAAATATAAACCTCGACGATCAAGGACGCCTACATTCCGAAACAGGTCAATCCATTAGCTATAAATCAGGATGGGGCTTGTATCATTGGCACGGCACAAAAGTTCCCGGCGATTGGATTATGGAGAAGTCAAATCTAACAGCTAAGATGGCGCTGACTTGGGAAAACATGGAACAGCGCCGAGCAGCTTGCGAAATTGTCGGTTGGGCTAAGGTTCTTGATGATCTAAAGGCTAAAGTCATCGACACCGATGATGACGAAGAAATCGGAGAACTTGTGGAAGTTGAAATACCAGATATAGGCAAAGAGAAGTTCCTTCGGGTTGTATGTGGGACGGGTAGAAAGTTTGCAATTCCTGTTCCTCCCGAGATGAAGACGGCGCTGGATGCAAACGCATGGACATATGATCTTGACGGCGACATACTGAAGAAACTCGAAGTGCGTACATAACTTAACCAAAAGGAGGATGACATGAAAACAGTTGAAAGAATGGCGGCCCAAGGCGATGTGATGTTCATCAAGGTTGATAAGCTGCCTGACAATCTTGAGGTTGCAAAAGCAGAGAATGGTAAATTTGTGGTTGCTCATTCTGAGACAGGACATAATCATGTCATTGACTCTCGCAACGCTCAAATGCTGATCGACAAGACAAACGCTTTTGTTGCCTATGTCAAAATCTCTAAGCCAACGGAAGTCGAGCATCAGCGTTCTTTTGATACGCATGCAAGCCTTTTGCTCACGCCCGGTAACTACCAAGTTCGCCGTCAACGTGAATATGTTCCAGAAGGTTTTAGGAAAGCACAGGATTAGATGACAACACAAAAGACCACCCTAATGGACAAAGCCCTCCTAGCCATCGAGAAAATGGATGAAAATGTCATCTACCTCGCTCCTAAACCAAAAGCTGAAATACAGCGGACTATCATCTGGCCAACAGGGCAACAAGCAATCGAATATGTCGAAAAAATAGAAAAAATGGAACTTATCCTGAAACAGCTTCTTGTCTGGGATAAAAGGTGGCCCACTTCCTTTCTTAAGATGGACTTTAAAAAAATCCATCAGGCGGAAATGGAATTGGATGATCTTATCCAATGCACAAAGGAGACTTTAGAATGAGCAGCCCAGCTATGCAAAAATGCCTCGATCATATCGGAGATGCGTTTAAGCCCGAGAGAAAAGCCAACGCCAATATTCTGCTCCAAGGCTGCCGTCTTAAAGAGCTGGTCGACGGAGGCCGCTGCGGATTTAATAAAGCCTGCGTGCTTTTGAAAATAAAGCCGGAAGACATATGGTCTGCGTTCCGGTGGATGCAGGAAGATAATAAGCGCCTTAACGAAAAATTCAAAACCCGTATTCACAATACGCCCCGTTATCATTGGGAAGTCATGGGGTGGCTAAGAAAACAACAAATTGAAAATAATAATGTTATCTATTTAAAAAGGTTATGAAAGGAAAAAAAATGAATACGCTCGATAGACTTGTCTTCCTTGCCAAGGATCCGAACAGGCAGATTATATTACAGATATTGTTTGCCGAATTATCCCGTGAAAAGCCCGCGCAGATCATTATCGATAGTTGTAGAGCCTATTTGAGGGAATCGAATAGAAAAGCAGGCTGCTAACAGGAGGATATTATGTCTCAGTCAAAAAAGGATGATTTATTTGAAGAGATGGTGCGCATTTTAGAAGATATTTTAGAAGCTGCGGTCAAAACCGAAACGATGGGTGAAATCTGTCAAAAGAGCGATTTTAGCGATGTTAGAAAAGTAACACAGGAAGCAAAAGAATTTTTATGAAATTTTTAGCCTGAAAGGACGACAAAATGCGCCTTTTACCACTCGCCTTATGCCTGATTTCCTTACCGGCCTACGCGCTGCCCATTACCGCAGGACAGCCCTGTAAAAATATCGGCGCGACCGCCATGGACGACCAACGCGCCAATATTCTTGCCTGCCTTCAGGATGTAAGCAATCCCGCACAATGGACATGGTACAGAGGAGGTACGAACTCAAATCCGGCATGCAAGGTCAATCAGGCATCTTCTTTCAACGGCGTCGGCTTCGTATGCGTCGATATTCCGCCTGCCGGCTGGCCCGACTGCAATGGTCCGGGTCAGGTCATCCAAAGCCTTCTCCTTGTCTATAAGAATGTCCATAATCTGCATAACGATTCCTTCAAGATCAATGTCATATCCGGCGGGAATATCTTGTATCTCCTTTCGAAGCAACTCAAATCGCTCAAGTTGAGTACCGGACCTATTTTCCATTAACCATTTCCCTCAACGCTTTTGCAATACAGGATTCCCGAAATCTGTTGGTTACACCCGGCGTGAATACTCCGCATATCGGAATCGCCCCCGATGCTCGTCCAAAAGACGAAACTGGATCACTCTTTCGCATCTCTTGTCCGCATCCGCATTCACAGAAAACCGTTTCATACATGAAAAACCAACTCCGCTATTAAAAGTCCACATATTACCCCTACGGCAAACACTACGATAAGATCAAAGCGATACCATTTCATTTCGATAACATAAAATAGCGTCCGTGCATTTGTCGTTTGCGGCCCTCAGTTCTTCCGAGTTCATGGAGCAGGCGCAGAGTAGCATAAGCGCGGCAAGGAGGAGAGTGGTGTGTGCTTCAGGCATTTTCTATCTCCTCTTTGAGACGCTTGATTAATTTGTCGGCAACTTTAGGCGTTATCAAGAGCTTTATTGAAACCGGAGCATCTTCTCGTATCCATGCGTAGACAGCTATGCGTAAGGTATCAGCGAGAAATGGCTTAGTCGTTTGTGTCATGGCTAGTCCTCTAGGCCAAATGTATGCCGCCATCCCTCGGTGCCGAAACAATCTTCCTCGTCGAGTTCATCCAATTTTGCGATGATCTGCTTGAGAAGGTCTTTCGCACCTTTCTCGCTGAGCTTGTCTATATGTTTGGCGTTCATGGTTGTTCTCCTTTCGTCGTTTGTGTTTTAGGTTCTGGCATTGCGCTTCTCCACCAGATAGTTCTGAACTTCCATAGCAGTTCTTGCGTTAGGACATGGAATGCGAACATAGTATTCTTTCTCTGCCGGGCGCCAGCTCTTAATTTCCTCGCAATAGATAATGTCAAGGTAGTCAAGGGGCGTAGTTTGTGGATCACTCATCTGTCGGATGCTTTCTGCGCCCGGTTCAAGGCACGTTTTAACTCTGTGCGATGATTTTGGTTTCCACAACCCGCCAAATACATTTCCATCAGGAGTTTCGACAACAGAGATTTGCTGATCGTGAGTGCGTTCTTTTTCATGCGCTTTCCTTTCGTGGTTTGTGGTTGTTCCTCCATCTTCCGGCTATATGATCCATCTGTGTAGCGCACCTGTTTTGATTTCGTCGTTTGTGTTGTGTCAGAACTCATCTACTCCTCCTGTTCCTATCGTCAGTCCTTCAATCTCATTCTGTTTAAATAATGATGCGAGAATGTCGGCGTGCTTTTGATTAGCAATGCACATTAAGTCCCTGATTGTTCTATCATCGAAATCTTCTTTATCTCCATGCACCATGAGAGTAGATTTTAACCTTGTAGTCATGGCTTGCGCTCCTTTATTGTGATGATGGCTTTTTCGTCGTTCACATGTGGCAGACCGTCACACTCTTGAATGTTTCCGATACGCATCTGGTTCTTCGCCCAATCGTCTAGGTCTTTGCCTTTGGGTAACGTGTGTACTGGACATTTCTCTGAACGCATCCAACCACCTCTATGGTTTGGCATATCTGATTTGAACGGTTCGCACTTACACTCAGTTGTCATGACGTGCCCCCGGTACAGAGTTTATGAATGTTGCTGTAGCTGCCGGTTCTCCAACAGTCATGGGGTCGCCAAATTCAGAATGACAAGGATACGGTGTGCCATAAGCAACATAAACACCATTGCTTACCTGCCAAAGCTAAAGCCTAATTCCTTCGTCTAGTTTCGTCGTTTGTGGATCACTCATATGTTGGCCTCGTTGTGACGGTTGTGATTGCTCGTTTGACAGCTCGCTTTATCGTTTCCAGAGAAACTCTGAATATCTCGCGGCCTTTGTATTCATGGGCAAGATATTTGCGTAAGCGATTGTGGACTTCAGACTCAACAGCGTAAGCCTTCTCAATGTCCATCGTGAACAGTTTCTCTACCTTCATCTGTTTTTTGTGGTACTGGCTAATGTCTTTGAAGCGCCTTCGGGCATCACCAGACACGCCTATCTTGTAAACATTGCGTTCAATCTTAAAAACGTATAAGCCGCAGAAATCCATTTCTTCTCTTGGAGCGTCGCTCATTTCTACCTGCTTAATTTGTCTGCCGTGCATGGTCCTGTAGTTGTACTGAACAATTGGGCGTGGCCCCAGAACAGACTTGACGGTGTTGAGCGAAAGATCGGCCTCAGCAAGAAGAGTGGAAGTCGGCCATTGATTTGAAGGGAGAGGCCAACGATCACGAATCTTTTCGACAGCAGCTTTAGTGATCGCCTTCTTGGCGTCAGAGGAAATCTTCGCACCGATCTTTGCAACACCATTGCGTCGAGCATCTTTCCACCACTTCACGATGTTTTCGCAGTTCCCGTTAACGATGAATGTCTTGTTGTCCTCACGGCTAACAATTTCTATCTTTCGCTTCTTGGCTTCAGATAGAAAGTCACGGAACTCAGCTTCTTTCTTTGCAAGAACCGCAAGGCTATCTACATGGAACCGATCATTGGTTTTCCGAGTCGTGGGCCGAAACAGGTGTTGCAAATCATCCGGCAAAATAAACACCGGCATGTCGCCGCAGTTGGCCCTTTGGCTCGCCAAGGTGCGATAGGTATAGTCAGAAATGATAGCTTTATCGGTCATTTGCTCTGATTGTGCCTGTTAAGTGTTTTACTGCTTGACAAGGTGGAAGATACGGCGTACTTTCCACTCTGTCAAGACAATAAGTTCACTAACCCCCCTCCTCCAAGGTTTGCTATGTCATGTGAGTACTGCGAGAAAGCCCAAAAAGAAGCACCAGCTTTTTACTACCGGATTGGCCACGCAAATGTGCAAGTCAAAGGATGCCGGGAGCATGTGGGAGAGATGTTCAAGCGGCTAAGAGTTTACGATGTAAAAAAAGAAGAGGGATAGAATTTCACTGCATTAGATCGTAACACTTTAACTCGGACATTGGGTTGAAACTTGGTGGGCTTTTATGAACTTGCTTAAGGTTTTCTGGGGGTTTG